TACAACACAGAACTCACGGCTAAGATCGCCGCTGAGTGACAAACTCCAACGTCTCCGGTAAACCCGGTCTGGTTCAGTCCTGGTACGGCGCCGAGTATCACGCCTGGCTGCAGCAGCAGTATCTCGGCACCGGCATCGAGGACTTCCTCGCCCGGAAGCGGATCGTTTTCGTCGACTCGATCACCGACCTGACCCGGCAGGCCATGGCCTATGCCCGCCAGCAGCCGGAGGCCTTCTCCGAGCGGACCGGCAAGCCCGATATCCGCGGCGCCTACGGGCTGCTCGGTCGCGAGGTAATCCAGGCGCTCAAGCACCTCCAGCATGCCCGCGGCAAGACGGTGATCTTCGTCGGCGTGCTCGAGAAGGTCACCGACGAGTTCGGCGCGACGACATGGCAGCCGCAGATGGAGGGCACGAAGGCCGGGCGCGAGTTACCGGGGATCGTCGACCAGGTGGTCTCGATGCAACTCTTCGGCCGCGACGCCAAGGGCGACTGGACCCTCGACGATACCTCCGCCGAGCGCCGCCTCGTCTGCCGCTCCGGCAACCCCTGGGGCCTTCCCGCCAAGGACCGCTCCGGCCGCCTCGATGTGACCGAGGCGCCCGATCTCGGCGCGCTGATCGCGAAGATCGACGGCCGCGCGCCCGCCCAATCCGCAATCCCCTCCTGATCCAGACGCAAAGGACAGACCCATGAGCTACGATCTCAACGACGCCCAGCCGCAGATGGCCCCCATTGGCGAGCTGATCCCCGACGGCACCTTCGCCAAGGTCCGCCTGACAGTGCGCCCCGGCGGCGTCGACGGCGCCACGCCGATGGATGCGAAGCTCCTGAAGGCCTCGCAGTCGAGCGACGCGAAGATGCTGGACTGCGAGTTCACCATCCTCGAGGGCCCGCATGCCCGACGGAAGTTCTGGCAGAGCTTCACCGTGGCGGGCGGCAAGGTCGACGAGAAGGGCCAGTCGATCGGCTGGAAGATTTCGAAGTCCACCTTTCGAGCGATGGTCGACAGCGCTCTCGGGCTCGATCCCAGGGACGAGAGCCCCGATGCCAAGGCCAAGCGGGTGCTGCCCGGGCTCAAGCATCTCGACGGCATCGTCTTCGCCGCGCGGATCATGGTGGAGCCCGCCTCCAACCCCCAATACCGCGACCAGAACCGGATCGCGCACGTCGTTCTGCCCGACGAGCCGCAACATGCCTCGATCATGCGCGGCGAAGCCGTGCCCGCGGAGCCCGTCAACGCACCGCCGCGCAAGGCCGCGAGCGCGCCGGCGCCGGGCTGGCAGGCGCCCACGCCGGCGTGGGGGGCGCAACCGCAAGCCCCGGCGCCGGCTCCGGCCTGGGGCGCGCAGGCGGAGGCGCCGGCTCCGCAGCAACCGCCCGCCCAGCAGCCGCCCGCGTCCCCGCCCACCGCGCCGAGCGGGGCGCCGGCGACCGGCATGCCCGCCTGGCTCAATGGGTGAGGCGCGGTCTGCAGCGCGGCGGCGGAGGTCAAACCGGCCTTCGCCGCGGCCCGTGGCCCGGCGCGATCCTGCCGGGCCGATGACCCCGGATGAATGGCAGGCGCACGTGACGCGCGAGGCGGCTCTGGAGATCGGACGATGGCTCGAGGCCCGAGGAAGACTGCACGCCCCCATCGCAAGCCTCNGCCTCGGCGACCTCGAAGCCATGGCCAGCAACGCGATCTCGCGCTGGATCGTGCTCCAGTCNGAAAAGNTCCAGAGNGCGGGNTGGCCGNCCGAGGACCCGATCGNGAGNTTCTTGCTCGGGTAGCGCTCTGCGCCGTCTGCGCCCGCGAGGCGCGCGGCTTCGGCTACTGCCACGGCCTNCGCTGGGATCGCCACCCCTACCACCGCTTCTGCTCGCGCCGCTGTCAGGACGTGGGCAGCGCCATCGCCCAAAGGAACAACGGCATGATCGACAAGACCGCGCGCGAGGCCCGTGCGATCCGCGATGCGCGGACGCCCTTCGCCGAAGCGCTCACCGACCTCGGGCTCATGGAGCCCTTCTTCCACCGCAGCGCCGCGGACATCGACCGCCTGATCGAGGCGGCCGTCACCGGCTACATCGACAGCATGCAGGACCAGGCCGCGCGCAAGGAGCGCACCGGCACGGTCCTCGACGACCCCATTCCGTTCTGAGGGGGCGTGCAATGATCGACCTGAACAACGACACCGCGCCCTGCAGCTGGAAGCACCTGCTCGAGGCCGCCACCGAGAACGCCGTCACCGACTTCGAGATCGAGTTCTGCGACAGCCTCCGAGAGAAGCTCGAGCGGTTCGGCGACAGCTCCCGGCTGACGGACGCGCAGTTCCACAAGCTGACCTGCATCGCGCAGGCTGGCGGGTTCTGGGAGCGCGAGCGATGATCGACCTGAACCATGGCTCGGGCTTCCTCTACGGCGCCGGCGTGCCGCGCCCGCCCATCGCGGAAGCGGTGTCCGCCGCCATCGACACGGCGCTGTCCGCGCGCCACCGCGCCGAGCGTCCGCGCACCTATGTCAGCTCCTCGGGTCTCGGCCGCGACTGCCTGCGCCAGATCCAGTACGACTTCCTCGCGGTCCCGAAGGACGAGGGCCAGGAGTTCGCGCCGCGCACGCTGCGCATCTTCGAGGCGGGCCACAGGGCCGAGGACATCGTGGTGGGCTGGTTCCGGATCGCCGGGTTCGACCTGCGGACCGAGCGCCCCGACGGCCGCCAGTTCGGGTTCGAAGCCCTCGGCGGGCGTTTCAAGGGCCACATAGACGGCTGTTTTGTCTCGGGCCCCATCATGATGGACTATCCCGCGCTCTGGGAGAACAAGGCGCTCGGGGCGGCCAGCTGGAAGGACGTGGTCAAGCGCGGCGTCAGCCTCGCCCGGCCGGTCTATGCCGCCCAGATCGCGCTCTATCAGGCCTACATGGATCTGCCCGCCCCGGCGCTCTTCACGGCGCTGAACCGGGACACGATGGAGCTGCACGCCGAGCTCGTGCCCTTCGACGCACATCTCGCGCAGGAAATGTCGGATCGCGCCGTCGCCGTGGTGCGGGCCTCCGAGGCCGGGGAATGGCTGCCGCGCGCCGCCGCAGAGCCCACCGCAGTCCTCTGCCGCGGCGGCATGGCGGCCGGCAAATGGCATGCCTCCTGTGCATGGGCGAAACGGTGCTGGGGAGAGCGGCGATGATCCCCGACGCCTATGAGCTCAAGCGGATCGTGCGCGCGCATCGTGAGCGGTTCTGGTGCTCCGACCTGCTCGGAGCGGCGGAGTTCGCGCCGATCTATTTCTTCGACGATCAGGCCGCCTTCGATGGCGATATCGTCGACCGCGCGATGACCCGGGTGCTGACCGGTCCGCTTCGGCTGCCGCACCCGTCCATGATCTTCGAGGTGCGCGAGCAGCGCGCGTCTCCCTCGGGCCTCATCGTCTGCGCCCGCACCGACGGCGACATCGTCGAGGCCACGTTCCTCATGCGCAAGCGGGCGCCGCGCGGCTGGACGGATTGCCTCGTGCGGATCTGGATGCATCCGGACGGCAAGGCTGAGATCGAGGGCAACCCCTCAGAGCGACACGACGAGACGGTCCGCGGTCACGGCGAAGTCGCCGCCGGCATCGTCTGGCGCGCGCTGACCATCCTCGGCGCGTCCCCGGACATCCGCGACCGCAAGGTGTCGCTCGCGAAACGGTCCTGCCTGTCCCGTGAGGGCGTGCGCGGATGGGTCTGGCGTCAGGTCGCCATCGATCCGGCGCGCCTTCAGGCAGCGACACCGCCGCAGGGCGGCAGTCACGCCAGCCCGCGCTGGCACATCCGCCGCGGTCACTGGCGACGGCTGGCGGACGGGCGCCGGGTCTTCGTCCGTCCCTGCGAGGTGGGCGATCCGACCCTCGGCGGCATCGTCAAGGATTACGCAGTGGAGATACCCCAGCCATGACCGAGTTCACCCCATCCGCCACGCAGGCCGCCGCGATCCGCGAGATCAAGGACTGGTTCGAGACCCGGACCGAAGAGCAGCAGGTATTCCGCCTGTTCGGCTATGCCGGGTCAGGCAAGAGCACCGTGCTGAAGTTCGCGCTCGACGAGCTCGGGCTCTCGCCCCACCGCAGCGCGAAGGACGGCCGCTGCGTGCCCGGCGTCGTTACCGCCACGTTCACCGGCAAGGCCGCGCTGGTGCTGACCCGCAAGGGCACGCCGGCGCGCACCATCCACAGCCTGATCTACTCCGTGATCGAGTCGACCGAGGAGGAGATCGAGGAAGCCGCCCGAAAGATCGCGCAGGCCGAACGTGACGCGCTCCGTCTCACCGGGTTCGCGCGAACCACGGCCGATGCCGCGATCGAGGCGATGCGCCAGGGGCTCTCGGCGATGAAGCACCCGCGCTTCGCCCTGAACCCGCAGAGCGACGCCGCGGACGCCCGGCTCATCGTGCTCGACGAAGTGTCGATGGTCGGCGAGGAGATGGCGCGCGACCTGATGAGCTTCGGCAAGCCGATCCTCGTGCTCGGCGATCCCGGCCAGCTGCCGCCGATCCGGGGCGAAGGCGCCTTCACGCGCGACGAGCCGGACGTGATGCTGACCGAGATCCACCGCCAGGCGGCCGAGAGCGCGATCATCCGCCTCGCCACCATGGCGCGCGAAGGCCGGCCCATCGGCTTCGGCGTCTACGACGATCACGTCGCCAAGCTCCGCAAGGGCGACATCACGCCGGAGCAAGCGCTCCGCGGCGGCCAGCTGATCTGCGGGCTGAACGCCACGCGGCTGCAGATCAACAACGCCATGCGCGCGGCCGCTGGCCTCGGCGGGACCTGGCTGCCCACGGGACCGGCCGAGAAGATCATCTGCCTGAAGAACCAGAACGATCTGGGGCTGATCAATGGGATGTTCGTGACGCTCGAGGACATCGTCGACGAGGGCAGCCTCTACTTCTCCGCCGTCGTCCATGACGAGGACGGGCGCCACATCGGCGAGCCCTATGAGGACGGGCGTCCGGGCCGGCTGCGCATCTACAAGGGGCATTTCGAGGACCATGTCGCCTACGACGACAAGCGCCACGACCGCGACTACAAGGAGAAGCGCCTGCTGACGGAGGCGACCTTCGGCTGGGCGATCACCGCCCACAAGGCACAGGGGTCGCAGTGGGAGAACGTGATCGTCTGGGACGACGGGCTGGGCCGTAGCGGGATCGACCGGCGCCGCTGGCTCTACACCGCGATCACCCGGGCCGAACGCGGTCTCGTGCTGCTGGCCTGAGGGGCGCGATGATCGACCTCAACGACATCGCGGTCCCGAAGACCCGGCACGATCTGGCGGCGGTGAAGGAGCGGCTTGCCTGCACGGCCGCCGACTGGTTGCCGGGGCTCTTCCCCGAGGCCCGGCTGGCGCGCGACCGTCGCAGCCTTCGCTGCGCGGACCTCTCCGGGCGCCCGCCGCGCAAGGAGGGTTCATGCACCATCCATCTCGACGGGCCCTATGCCGGCTGGGGCTTCGACTACGCCACCGGCGAGCGGGCCGGTCCCATCGACCTGATCGCGCAGGCGACCGGCCTATGCGACGGCGTGCTCTTCGACGAGGCGGCGCGGCTCGCGGGGATGGACCATCCTGCGCCACGGCCTGCGCCGGCGTCGCCGGTGCGCGCACGCCCCGACCACTCGACCGAGAACGCGCGTCTTGTCGGCGGGGCGGTACCGCTCGCGGGCACGCCAGGCGAGACCTACCTGCGCGCCCGCGGGCTGAAGGATCCTGGATCGCCAGACCTGGTGTTCCACCCCGACCTTCCCGACTTCGACAGCTGCCGTGGCTGGCCCGGCCTGATCGCGATCCTGCGGCTGCCGAACGGAGAGCGCGCGCCGGGCATCCACCGCACGTTCCTGCTCGACGACGGCAGCGCCAAGGCGCCCCCGGGCAAGAAGATGCTAGGCAGCGTGAAGGATGCAGTGGTCCGGCTCTTCCCGATGCCGGAGGACGGCCACATCGGCGTCGCCGAGGGGATCGAGACGGCGCTCGCCGCCCATGCGTTGTTCGGCACGCCGGTCTGGGCGGCGTTGTCCGCCGACGGTCTGGCGCGGTTCCAGTGGCCCGATGGCATCCGGCGCGTCACCATCTACGCCGATGCCGGAGACGCCGGCCGCCAGGCGGCCGCGACGCTTTCGGACCGCCTGAACCGGGCCGACATCCCGAACGAGATCGTTTCGCCGCTCCACGGCGACGACTTCAACGACGATCTGCAACGCGGCGCCCGCGCCGAGGATTACGCTCGCGAAGCAGACGCCACAGCGGAGCCTCAGGCCGGTGATCCGGTGGAGCCGGAGTTGGCCACGCCCGTCGTCGCAACCTCCGACGATCCCGCGACGCTGATCACCGCGGCCGAGGCGCTGACCAATCCGCCCGAGTTCGAAGCCCTGTCCACCCTGCTCGGGCGCATCGCGCTCGCAAAGCTCGATCCTCTGCCCGAACGACAGGTCATTGCACGGATCAAGTCCGCGACCGGCATTGGCATGTCGGTCCTGACCCAGCAGCTGGCCGAGCTCCGCCGCCGTGTGAACGCCACCGGCGACCCGCACGCGCCGATCCCGAAGCCAGCCTGGTTCAGGCGCCTCCGGCTCGACCTCGCCGGCGCGCCCGAGCGCAACGAGGCCAACGTCATCGTCGCGCTGACCTCCGATCCCGCCTTCGCCGGCGTTCTCGCCTTTGACGAGTTCGGGCAGGAGATCGTGGTGCGCCAGCCGCTGCCGTGGGATTGTGCGACCGCGTCACTCCCGCGCCCCTGGGAGGACGCCGACGACATCCGCGCCGCCGAATGGCTGCAGCTGCGCGCCATCAACGTGGCGCCGGTGGTCGTGAGCCGCGCCGTCGGTGCCGTCGCCCGCGAGCTGCGCATCCATCCCGTCCGCGACTGGCTCGATACCCTGAAATGGGACGGCACGCCCCGCATCGAGACCTGGAGCAGCGCCTATCTCGGTGCGGCCCCCACGGCGTTCCATCACACCATCGGGGCACTCTGGCTGATCTCGGCCGTCGCCCGCATCTATCGCCCCGGCGTCAAGGCCGACCACATGCTGATCCTCGAGGGGCCGCAGGGCGCGCGCAAGTCCACCGCGATCAAGGTGCTGGCCGGCGAGGAATGGTTCACCGACGAGCTGCCGGAGCTCGGGTCGAAGGACGCGGCGCTGCACATGCAGGGCGTCTGGATCGTCGAGATCGCCGAACTCGACGCCATCGGCCGCGCCGAGGTCTCGCGCATCAAGGCGTTCCTGACCCGCACCACTGACCGCTTCCGCCCGCCCTATGGCCGATACACGGTCGAGGTTCCGCGCCAGTGCGTCTTCGCCGGCACCGTGAATCCTGACACCTATCTGCGCGACGAGACCGGCAACCGCCGCTTCTGGCCGCTTCGCTGTGGTGCCATCGATATCGCGGCGCTCGCGCGCGACCGGGACCAGCTCTGGGCCGAAGCCGTCCACCGCTTCCGTGGCGGCGCGATCTGGTGGATCGACGATCCGGCGCTGCTGGCCGAAGCCCGTGAGGAACAGGACCGTCGCTACCAGTCCGACGCCTGGGACGACCTGATCGAACACTGGCTGACGCACGAGATCCGCACCGTCTCGGACGGCTTCCCCGACTACGGCAACTCCCGCACCGAGAGCGTGCCGCGCCCCGAGCCGCTTGTCGACGTGTCGGTCGGCGAGATCCTCGAGGAAGCCATCGGGCTCGAACCTGCACGCTGGACCCGCGGCGACCAGATGCGCGTCTCGGCCTACCTCAAGGCGAACGGATGGGAGCGTTACCGGCGTCGCGACGAGGGTGGGCGCGAGGCGCCGCGGGAGTGGCGGTATAGGAGAGGTGCAGGGTAGACTCGGGATGAGGTGGCAAACGGCCAAAACCAGACCTTGGTCTCGACATCTCTTTATTTCTCTGGGTCTGGCGGAATGCGGCACTCGCTGGGGACGCTTCCCCTTAGCTGGATTGGAGCTACCAACGCAATTCTGGGCAGAAGGGGGAGTCGCTGGATCACAGGCCGGGACGTCGATGCAGCCTATCTCGTGGCGCGATCAATCGAGGGCATGCATAATACGTCAGAGTTACCGATGACCGCTGTTCCAGTAGCGCCGCACAGCCGCTAGAAACGTCTGATAGTTCTGCATGTTCCAGCAGACATGTGAGTTCTCCCGGATCAACCAGTAGAGATCATTCGCACAGGACAGTTCGTTTGCATTGCATCGCTCCAGCCAATGCAGATAGTTCTCAAAGCTCTGCTGGTATCCTGCAACGAAGTTCTGGTTCGGGACACTCCACAGCATTCCCTCGAGAAAGTATGACGGCGCGACGCCCTTCTTGAGGAAGCCCTCGTCGACCATTGCGTTGCGCATGTTCTTCAGCACCCGAACGTTCGGCTTAAAACGGTTGCTGGTCGATTGATGCTTCGATGTGCAGTTCTGCTTGTGCTGCCTCGGAAAGTTAACAATCCGGTCCCCGTCAGCCGTGATGAACGATATTCCTACATGATGACGGTTATCAGAAGGCGACCGATAGGAGGTGTAGCGATGGTGCTCGATGCAGGCCAAAACGTCTGAGGCGCGTCGATTTCCCTCTCCCGGGACAGCAATTGCTTTCCGACCTGGGGTCACACCGCCGCCGAAATTCGCCTTCAGCCAAGCGACTACTTCAGATTTGAACTCCTTGAAGCCGTATTTCGCGGGCGAGCGGTTCGCTTCATACGCTTCCTTCTCCGCTGGATCGAGACCAGATATGTCGCTGTTGAAGACGTCGGTCAGACAGATTACCACATCAACATCGCTTTCGGAGCCTCGGACATTTGTGTCGTTGCCGTAGGAGCCCTGCAGGAATACTTCAATCCCGCGTCCTGCATACGGAGCATCAGGATGCTCGAGGACTGACTTTATCGCTTGGTAGGTCGCTGCGGATTGCTGCTGGGATCCGACATGGGACCACGTTTCAAGTTGGTTCTCTGAAATTGCCATTTCTCACCTCAACTGAACAAGACGTCACGAATCTGGCTCTCGTAGCGGCCAAAGGACTCGCCGCCCTGTTGGCGTAGTAGGTTCAGCTTGTTCAAATCATGCTCAAATAGGTCAGTCGCCATTTCCGGCTTGTTGAAATGGTCGCTAACCCGGGCTGTCGGCACGGTCGCAAACAAGAGCTGGCGCAGTTGATCCATAGACGCCGTATTCACTTCGAGCGTCTTCTGCAGAAGCTGCACCAACCAGAAGCGGCGTTTCATGCGTTCGAATAATGGGTAGCGCGGCTCTGGGTATTGCCCGCAACCTATGCTCAGTATGCGGCACTCAGTCGGTGCGAACCCGAGCGGCCCGGTGGCATCAGCCAACGCGTAGAGCGCAGGATTGTTCGCCACATAGCCGCCGTCGAAGAGCTCAACATCGTTACCTGTGCTCGTTCTCACGATCTTGCGCTCAAAGAACGGGTACGCCGAACAAGACGCTTCCACCGCGTCGGCGAGCGTGCAGCCGAAGCCCGGAACAAATGTAGCGCGCCTGCCGTGTGCTTGGGTCTGCATGCTCTTGAAGATCATCGGCGTCTCGAGTTGCCACTTCGTAGTCACGACACCAAGGCCAGTGCGAACCGTGTCGAAACCATCCTCTCCGAAGACCTTCTCCCCAACGGCGCGAAGACGCCGCGTGCGTTCGCGCGGTTTCTTGGCTTGCATGATATGCGGGACGTGCTCTCGATAGAGGCAATGGATTTCTTCGACCGACTTTCCGGTAGCCAACAGCGTGGCGATGATCGAGCCGGTACTTGTCCCGAAGATCAAGTCGAAGCTCTCGTGAATGGGGTGAGGGAGCACCGCTTCGACCTCGGCCAGCACTCCGAGGGAATAGAAGCCTTTCGCTCCCCCACCGTCCAAACTCAAGATCCTGCAAACGCCTTCTGGCATCGGAAGCACGCTCCAAATGATATCCAGATATAGTGGATGGCGCGTAGGTCGTATGCAAGGGTTAGCGGAGCATCGTCAAATGTCTGTTCTGTGATGCTGTCCCAGGTGAGCTCGCTCTCGGAACCAACGGCCGCTCCGCGCCCTTCGCCCGGATCCTGTTTTGTCTGAAGCTGCCCGGCGCTAGCTGTCCCAACCTCCCCGGTGGTCCCAACCTTGTCCCAACCTCCCGAGGGGGTTGGGGACACGAAAAGCCGTTCAAAAACAACGGTGTCCCCAACCTCACCACGTGGTCCCAACCTTTGCTACACATTCATGTGGGAGAACGGAAAAGGTCGGGAACATGTTTTTCTATACGAAAAGAGAAGGACCCCCGTTGGGGACACCG